CTCAGAAACTGGAATCTAAGGATTCCAGTATTCTTCGCCGTAACTAATAAACAATTCATCGCCTTCTCTAATATCCCTAATAGACCAAACAGATACTGTATCGGTTTCTAAATCTACTACAAACTTACAATTGTTACTATAAAGAGTACCATGACTATCATTTAGCATACCCATATAGCACCTAGGATAGTCGAAAGCGTCTATTCCAACTCCTTCTCGGATTTTAAAGTAGTATCGGCTAAAGCATCTAGATCTATATTCGCCTGTATACCTGTCGATAAAACTATTGGCTGGTATAAATTCTTTCGTAAATACACCTAAACCTGCTTCGATAATACAACTTTGACTTATTTCAAGCTTGTATTTAGAATTGTTGTAGTAGCTGGCCTCGGGCTCTACATATTTATAATTGTATTTGGGTTTATGACCGACACGTTTTCTACCGGGCATTATTTAGATTAGCAAATGGATTTTATTTTGTCGTTTTTTTCTAACTCCTCAATTTGCCGTTCCAAATCCTTAATCCGCTTCTCTATTCTACGATCTATATGATTAGTTACTTCTTCTACTACTTTATTCACTATTACAAACTGTAAATTGGCTATATTTGCTTCCATTTTACCTATTATTCTGCGCTGAGCTAGCTCTGAATGTTTTACTACAGCAGTATGTATTTCCTCTTGAATCATAGCACAAAGTCTTTCTTGAAAACTTTCGGCCGATACCATTTCTAGTATTTTATCCTGTTGCTCTTTTACATCCTCCAAAGTAATGGGTTTTATCTGTGAACCAATAGAACTGCCATCCGTAGCTTCTTTTTTACTTCCAAACATCCTTTTCATTCTAGTGTTACTACTATATTTCTAGAAGAATATATTTTAGAAATTATAATAATTACTTTTTCTTTTGAAAAAACTTCGTAATATCCTGATAGCCAGCTTTAACCATGGCTTTCTTTTCACGGCGCTTTTGTTCCTCTTTTACAATATCGCCGAAAATCTCTTTTTCAGAATCCTTCATAACCAGGTCAAATACCTGACATACCGGATTCATAATTTGATTTGTGATATAGTGTAGATAATCAATAGGCATACCATTACGAATGGCATAGTCCGGATTTTCAATCTTATCACCCTGTAGTACCTTCTTTTTCTTTTTGGTGCCCCTAGTACCCTTGATTTCCGCCTCCTGTTCTACATAGACAAAAGGGATACGGTCATTAATCATAGGTTTATTACCCGGTTCTCGTTCACCAATACGGTCTGCCAATACTTTATGAGCAATACCATCTGGATTTTTGTAGCTATCTTTGAGTGTTTTACTCATAATAAACTTGTCGATACCATAGCCACCGACCAAAATTTTCTTACAAGCCTCTTGTATAAAACCAATAGCTTTAGGTACATCATTCTCTTTCAATAGGATTTCAATAGCCTCTCCAAATACATGTTTTACAATAGGGGCGTTGTCACGACGCTTCAATACGATACCCATATACTTAATAGTACATTTAGGTGACTTTCCTGTATAATAGAAACCCACATACTTCTTTTTAGCACATAGAATCATTGGACAGATAACTTTCTCAAATTCTAGGTTATGGGGCTTCTTCAGTAGTTCCGAAATCCGCCCCGAAGATTCTTCACATAAATCAATGGCCTTGTAAATAGCATCTAGCCCCGATAGGTCACTTACCGGAAACTTGATGAATATACTGTCCGTGTCTCCATACACTACTTCAGTGCCAGGATATTCACGTTCTACAAAATTTTTAGCAAACATAATATTTTTCCGGCCGGTAGCGGTAGTTGCGGCGGCAATAAACTTTAGGCACAGCTGTGAAGTACTAGCACCCGTGACACCATAAAGACTGTTAGCTGTAACCTTATAGGCCAACTGTTGCCCCTCTAATACCTTCCACTTTTGCGGATCCTTAATACTCTTTTGTTTACTACGTACGTCCTTACGGCACTTTAGTAGTACCTCTAAGATTTCAGGCAGTACACCTCGTTCACCGTCCTTAGGTTGTACGAAGCGCACTACTTGTTGGCCATTTACATTATCCTTCTCGTCATAGAGGTCCCATGTAATGTCCTCAAATGTATGACCTAGGGTATTTAGTAGGGTGGCGCCCTTTTCTCCCTGATACTTGGGATCTAGACAGACTGTAGTATGACACAGGTTTTCACTAATCATACAGCTAGGATAGAGACTATTGAAATCCGCGACAGCAATAGGTTCCTTTCCAAAATAAATACCTACTTTCGGATCTAGTACGAAGGCGCCTTCGTAACTATCATCCTCTTCACCATCCTCCTTTTCCTTGTGTTTAACGACAGGAATACAATAGCCCCGTTCTTTAGCACGTTTAGCCACAAAACTAAAGAGCTTTATGCCTTGACCGCGATTAAAGATAAAACTGAGCGGCACACTATTGACGTTTGCCATAGCGACAGAGTTAATGATAATATCTAGTTTGGATAGGAGCCGATTACAGAGCCGACAATCCTGTAGACAATATTTGGCAATAATACCACGATGAATTTCGTCTTTCTTTTGATACTGAAAAATCTGTTGTGGGTCAATATCATCCTTGCCTTCAGACCACGAGTACTTCCAACCGACGTCGGTTGAAATATGGTCTTTAATAAGAAACCGTGAATTACCGAGGTCTACTTCGAGGATTTGAATCTTCTCACCACCCTTGTATTTATCCTCATAGACATAGTTGTTTTTCTGCATAGTGATGTAGTTATCGGGTTGGATACCTTCACTAATTTCACTGTATAGCCACGTGCCACGACCTTCGGCATCGGGTTCTACCTTCTTTACATCACCCCGCATAAAATTGTTTACAACAGCATCTAGTTTGTAACTATCTAGTTGATGATTGCGGCGCATGTACTTCATAGTATCAAATGCTACACGGCCTGGAATATCAATATATTCGTTAATCACAGTACCCATGGCACTACTAGACAAATCCTGCTTCTTATAGGGGCATACATAGCCGGTCATACGGCTCATTTTAAGAAACTCCTCTTCAATATGTAGCTCCTTGGCACGCTGATACATAAACTTCATATCGAAACCAAAAATGTTATAGCCGGTTAGCACATCGGGGTCTAAGTCTACCATAAGCCGCGTGAATTCAAGAAGTACCTCTTCTTCTGTATCGAAATACCAAATAATAGCATCAGGCTTCTCGGGAATAACGGCAGATTTAAGAGTAAAGACGATATCTAGTTTGGTATCTAGGCCATAGATTTGTATAGTAGTACCAATTTGGATACACTTATCGCCCTCTAGGAGTGGCAGGAGGTCATTTAGTGCCCTAACTAGATCATCACGAATCTTATCTAGCTGTTCATCAATAGCCTTTTTTTCTTTATTATCAGCCGCACGACGTTCTAGAGTCTTATCAGCTAGTTTATTAAAGTACTCGTTAATAATTTTGGTGTTTGTCGGTGTGAATTTGTTACTAAAAAAACGCTTGGTGTCAGGAATGGTTTCTTTAGTAACTAGATGGCTAATTTGTACCTTATCGATAATATAGTCCCGTACAAAATTGTCACTAATATCATCATTAAGGATAAACTCATCTAGGAGCGGATTTACAACTTTACTCCAATCCTTGATAGCCAGTGGAAAGCCGCCATCACTACTATCACATTCAATATCAAATGCGGCCTCGAAAATCCGCGCTACACTATCTTCCGGTTTAGAGCTAACTGATTTCCAATTGGCCTCTAGTTCAAATGCTGTTGTCGAGAAGCTGTTGGTACTGTTATACTCGTAATTTGTGATTTCTAGCCAACCACAAGGCTGAATATCCCGCCAGTGGAAAAATCGAATCATAGAGTCAATGTTGGATTCATAGACTTTAAATTGGAGTCTTGTAATGTAAAAGACAGAAGGATGAATCCGCACAGGCTTCTCTAGAGCCCACGAGTAGGCTTTCATGGCATAGGTGTTACGAAAGGTAAGACGAGCAAATTTAGACTTTTGCTTGTTTTGAAAACCCCAGAAATCAATCTTATTGCTAAAACTACAATCAATTAGGTCTTTCTTGTAAAACTCGTACATATTTTCACCCGCTTTACTTTTATTAAAATTTGATTCGATGCTCTCATTTAAAATCTTTTCAAATGTTGCCTCGCTCATCTTTTCAGGAAGCTTTACATAGAAGTAGGGTGTGTACTCGGTAAAACGTGCCGTAATAGTCTCACCGCGTTCTGTAATGCCATACATGTAGATAACAAACTGGGTCTCCACTTTTTCTTCTACAGACCCATTATCATCCTCGTATTCTATAGTAATTTTTTCATTACGATTGTACCAATCCATAGCTTGAACTTTAATAGGCTCGCCGGAGTGGAGATGCTTTTGGGTAACGGTCTTCTCCTCGGCATTAAGGTAGCAATAGCGGCTACGTTTGTAGAGGTCCCTAGTGTATTTAAGACCCTTATCGCGACTAATCTTCTTTTTCTCGAGGAGGTTGTGAATATGCTCCATTCTGAGTAGTGTTATGATTGTGTACAAAGTTTAAATCAATTTAAACACTTTTGAAAAAGTGTAAGTCAAAACACACTTTTAGAAAAAGTGTAAGTCAAAACTAGATAAATTTATATTGGAGAAATGTATTAGGGATTATGCGATAAATACACTTTTGAAAAAGTGTAAGTCAAAACTAGATAAATTTATATTGGAGAAATGTATTAGTGTTTATGCGATAAATATATGATAAATGTATTGAGATAAATAGATGATAAATTTATAGCATCTAGTTATTGTAGTGTGGTTCTAATACAGTCTATTAGTATTTATATAGAATTATATTAGAATATTTAGAATACAAAGAAGATATATTTACAATAGGTTATCTCTTTTCTCTAAAAGAACTAATAGTATTTATATAAATACTAATAGATTGTATTAAATTTCACTAGGATTCACTAGAAACTATATATTTATCTAAATAAATTCATCCTAATTCATTTATCTAAATACATTTATCATCTATTTATCGCATAAACCTAAACCTTAATAAATTTATCTCAATACATTTATCTAGTTTTGACCGCACTTTTTCAAAAGTGCTTTTATAAAAAGCGTTAATCGCTATCGTCTAAACAACATTCGCCGCTAAAATTATCCAAATAGTTTTCGAGAATGTGAACAGCGTTCTTAGTATTAGGATAGGGTGTGTTTTTAGAAAGGGTATCATAGTATACTTTTACCCTGGAGTCACACTTGATTTTGCTATAATCAATACCAATCAAGTATAGGCCATCTAGTGACTTTAGTCGGCTAAGTGTTACATAGCCCTGAGCATTACAAAAGGCATCTCGTAAATCCGTTACAGCATGGGTTAGTGTAGACCCCTGGCACTTGTGAATAGTAGTGGCCCATGCTAGTACTAAAGGTATTTGTACGCGGCGAATAATACACGTTTGTGTTTGGCATTCAAACGTATTTGGTGTGATGGTTAGCCGCTTTCCGTTGTCGAATAGTACATCTGGGTTTCCACCGGTGAATCCCGTGATAATACCACGAGAGCCATTAACAAGGCCCTTTTCAGTATCAATATTAACACTTAGCATAACTTGGGCCTGCTCGCATAGTGTTATTTGTTTAGGTGAACGTTCCTCTAGGGTCTCGGTATCTTTAGAGGTGGCGTTTTTGGTAGTTTTGCTACTAAATTCATATTTAGTATCTTTGGCGGTGAATAGCCGCTTTTCGTATTTTAGTTCATCTAGTTTGCGGTTGTTTGTCTCCTCGACGGTTTTCCGATGCGGGTATAGAATTGTTGGCTGGATAGGGCCCTCGGCCTTCTTGTCAAGACGGCTATTAAGTGATTTACGAGAGGTTTCGCTGACAATACCTAGTCGGATTTCGCTAAGCATTTGGATAAACTCGGGGTTGTCCTGACGGAGTATCTGGTTTAGGTAAATAGTATTGCCGGATAGTTCCTTTTGCCATAGGGGAGATTCGAAGGCATAATTGCCATTAATAGGTGCTAATTGGGCAAAATCGCAACAGAAAATAACTTGAATGCCTCCATAAAACTCTTTATTTCCTCGAATTTTACAAAACACTACATGTAGCAATTCAAACATTCCCTGGTTCATCATACTAACTTCATCAATTACTAGGACCTGTGTACTAGTCCAGCGGTCTAATACTTGCTCATTGTTGCGAATAATACCTACCATGGTTTCAATACGGCGGTCCATCAGGCCTAGGCCAGACCACTTATGTAGGGTTTGCCCACTAATTAGACTAGCGGCTACACCAGTCATAGCGGTGATAGCACAGGATATATTACTGGTTTTACAATTTTCTACAATATGTTTAATAATATGGGATTTTCCCGTACCACCGGGGCCAGTTAGGCAAAATGATTGGCCGCTTAGGAATAGTTCAAATGCTTCTAATTGTGTAGATGTTAGTGGGGCTAGTGTTTTCTGTTTAGGTTCAATAGGAATTGGATTGATAACTGGTTTCTTTTCTATTTTGGTAAAATTAGGTAGTGGGATAGCCGGTTTCTTTTGCTCGCGTTTTTCATATGATTCTAGTCGTTCCATTTTGTGGATTAATTCTAGTGATTGTAGTTTTGAAAATATACCACCACTAGTTCTATCTAAAACTTCAGAAATTTGAGAGATTGTATTGCCATTAGTGAACAGTTGTTTAAGGGCCTCTACATCTTCATTAGACCATCGTTTTCCGGATTTACTAACTGTATTTACAGGGTTAGTACTATTTATGATATCAGTATTGCTGGCAATACCTGTACTATTGTCACTACTAGTATCCATAATTTCTACAGAATCATCCTGAATAGCATCTAGAATATCCTTCTCTAGAGCACCAGTAACCTGGGTAAGCTCATAAACTTTATTAGTATCATCGATAATGTAGTTTTTGCCGTCATATTCAATCCAGTCGCGAATACTAGTTGTTGACATTTTAGAAAGTATTGTTTATGGTGGTAAGTATTTAATTCAATTTAACGCTTTTTCGAAAAAAGTGTAAGTCAAAAAGAGAAATATATGATAAATATATTTAGATAAATTTATAGATAAATGTACATCTATACATACACTTTTGTAAAAGTGTTGTCAAAAAGATAAATCTATAATTAGTATAGTGTGTATCTAATATAATCTTATTAGTTTTTGATAGAATACTATTAGGTCTATTAGAAAAGATATAGGTCCTATTGTAAATATATCTATATAGAATCCTAATATATCTAATAGTATTCTATCATAATCTAATAGGATCTTATTAAACACCACCTGGGCGGCATCCGATGATGTTTCCTGGCGTTTTGCTATTCCAACCCAATTACATCAAGTGTCGATATTTAAAATATTTACAAAATATTCCCGCCATATATTCATCTATAAATTTATCCATACATTTATCATATATTTATCTAGTTTTTACTTACACTTTTGAAAAAGTGTTTTTGACTTACACTTTTTTCTAAAAAGTGTCTAAAAGTGTTTAAATAACATAATATACTATAAATATAGAGAATGGCTAATAATATTGATGATTTTATATTTCAACCTATGATAAGCTATTTAGGTAATAAGCGGAAACTAATAGGCCATATAGAGAAATATCTGGTTAAATGTAAACCCAAAACGGCATTGGATGGCTTTTGTGGCAGCGGTGTTGTAGCAAGAATGATGAAAGGACATGTTAAACGGTTATATGTTAATGATTTAGAACCTTATTCTATTGCTATACAACGTGGTTATCTAGCCAATATAACTACGGGTGATCGAGAGAAACTAGAAGAGTTTATAGAATCTCTAAATGTTCGAGTAGATGAACTAGTAAAGAGCCGTAAGAAACCGGGGATATCTGTAATAAGCCGCTATTATTCCCCTAAAGACTCTAATAGTATTCTAGAAGGCGAACGTTGTTTCTATAGTACTGAAAATGGATTACGTATTGACCATTATATAGGCCTTTTGGCCTCTCTCCTTTCTACAGCACCTAGTATATTTCTAGATGCCGCTATAGCAAATCTACTAGTAAAATGTAGTATACATACCAACACTAGTGGTGTATTTAAGGCCTTTTATAAAGCAGATGGTATTGGTCATTGGGGTGGTTATAAAGAACATGATTTACAACGTATATTAAGACCTATTCGACTAGAGTGCCCTATATATTCTAACGGTTCTAGTGTAGAATACCATATAGGAACCATAGATAGCTTTTGGTCTTCCTATAGTGATACATTAGGTCCTGTAGACTTTACCTATTATGACCCTCCCTATAATCAACATCCGTATGGTAGTAACTATTTTATGCTTAATGTTATCTATAGAGCCATAACTGAACCTGATTATGTTAGGAACCTATCTATAGACCCTAATAGTGTTTCGGGTATTCCTAAAGACTGGACTCGTAGTGACTTTAACTATGAGAAATCCGCACTAGGAGCTATTAGAGATATGATAGACCATAGTAATTCTAGGGACATTTTAGTAAGCTATAGTGATGGTGGTCTAGTAGCGAAGAGTGATATACTAGAGATACTAGGTGGCCGAGGTTCGGTAGTTGTTGAGGATATTTGCTATAAAAATCTTAATTCGCGTCCTAATAAAAAAATGGGCGATAAAGTAAATGAATATTTATTTTATAGTACATTTAGTGATGTTTAACATTATACCAACAGCACCTCTACATCTCTATAGCCAAGACCGCTTAGTGTTTCTTTAGCCATTTTAGCCCTTTTTCCGGAATTACAATACACTACTACCTCTGTATCCCTGTCTACATCTAAAGTATCAAGCTGATCATAGGGGATGTTGATAGAATTTGGTAGATGGTTTCTTAACCATTCCGGCTTTGTGCGTACATCGATTAATAGGTGCGAAGGTGTCTTTGTTTGTTTTGTTACTAGTTGTGGTTTAATCCTGTAGATTAAAACACCAAAAGTGATAAATACTATTATAGATAGGTATAATAAATACATCTATACTAGTATTAGAATATAAACCTTTCGTGGAAATTATAGTAAATAATATAATAGTATATTATATATTAGTATATTATATAGATGTTATTAGCCAAGTCTGATACTAGTAGATATTTCTCTAATGCCACAGATTCTAGAAAATTTAAAGTAGATTGTAAAGTACCAACCGAAGATTGGCTAGAGTTAAAAAGGTTAATAAGGGGTAAATATATAGATGAAATGATAATTTTAGAAGGTCTATTAAAAGAGGATACAGAAGTTGTTATAAAAATAGGAAGACCTGATATGTTATCTAAAGAATATACAATTGGATTAAGGTTAAAAGACTTTCCAAATTTTATTAGATACTATTGTAATTTTAGTTGTCTAGATACAAAGGATAATTTAGAGGGTTTGGTACACGGCCATCTAAAAAGAGTTTGTACAGATGGTGGTAAAATAAATATTGGAGTATTAGTTATGCCATATTACTCCTTAGGCGATACCATACAGTGCCAACAAACTGTTGGCACTGTGGAACCCGAGTTAGATGCCACCCCAAAAAGGGTGGCACTCCACGGTATAGAAAGTTATGGGTGGAGAGAGGAAGAACTTGACGTTCTTAAAAATGTATTGAAACAAATATGTTTTAGTCTGATGTATGCCTACGAACAGATAGGATTTTTACACAACGGTGAACATTTGGGCAATATATTGTTACGCAAAACCAATAAAAGTTCATTAAAATACGGAGATATCGAATTACAATTAAATGGTATGTACGCAGTAATAATGGACTTTGAAAAGTCAACAATTGGTGTATCAGGAGATGTTTATAATAGTATCAGAAAACTAATACATTTAATTTGTGTTTCTAGTAAATCAGATATAATGTTAGAATACCCTGATATGAGAATAGCTAGATTACAAAGTGGGAATGTAGTAATTAAAAAAGAAGACTATGCTACCATAAATGACATTATTGATAACGTAAAAATAAGATATGTTAAAAGTAAAGTAGCACAAATGAAACCTAAATGGTAATTTATATAAATATTAATCAACCAGATACATTGATTATTATCTATTTTTATACATTTATTAATATATTATTATTTATATTTCTTCTAATTCGAATCGGCATCATTCGATACCTGCGGGGCAAGACAGAGGTTAATGTTACCTAGACTAGCCACTTGGTACTTCACAATAATAGGATAGTCATTCTTAAGCATAATCTCAATACTATTCGAAAGATTAGTACACTTGGTAAACATTACTAGATGCTTTAGCGAAAAGACACCCTGAATAATGTGGCTTTCATCATTCTTCTCAAACTTCGTACCGGTATTCTCACCGACAATCGTTTCTTGTTCGGCAAACTCGCCCATACAAGTGAAGATAAGTTGCTTACCAATACTACGAATCTCCACCTTGTCGCCAATGTTTACCATGTCTTTACAGAGCTTTTGAAATCCGCCACTAGGCATCGTAATAACCGATTCAAACTCCGTGGGCGGAATCTTAATGTTGTCCTCATTGAGGTCAATAAGATTGAGCTTGTAGTTAGTAATAGTGTTCTTCTCGCCATTTTCAATAGTAATAAGTAGTACATTACAGTTCGATTCATCGAGCGAGAGGGTTAGCGTATCATTCGTGGTCATAGTGCGAATAAGCTTGAAGAAGTTGAGCATGTTAAGACCAATTACCGTCTTTTGCTTACATTCGTAGAGTTCAAAGTTTTCCTTCTCAAGCTTGAGATGGACTAGAACGGTATGACTATTGTCCATAGCAATAGCACGAATACCCTTAGAATCAAACTCAAAGTTACATTCGGTAAGAATATCCTTTAGGGCCTCGACAAGAGTCTTGAAGGCCGAGGATTGAACCGTCTTTAGGATAAAGCGATATTTAGTCATTTAGGGATTTATTTATATTTGTTAACAAATCTTTAAATTGTTGATGTACAGGTAGAAAACAAACGCACATTATTGTTTACCGTGGAGTGCCAAATGTAAGCCCCCCAGAGGGGGCTTAACTTTGGCATCTAACGCGGGTTCCATAGTGTCCAAAAGTTTGAAGACCACCCCCTTAAGGGGGGTCTTAACTTTGGCACTATACGGTATCTTCTTCTTTATCATCTTTTGTTTCTTCGACTGGCTTCTCTTTAGCGACCTCAGGTGCCGCCTCAAATTCAATACCTAGTTTCTTCAAATCCTCATCAGGAATGATGTATAGGATTAAATCCCGGAGTGATTTACAATGGACTTTGCGTAAATCCCAAAAACTAGGAATAGTCTCCTCATCCTTAGAGGCAAAACGACCACTAACATAGACATATAGGAAATCACGGCTAATCTTATCGTCCTTAAATGTTACAATACCATTGATTTTCTTGTGTTCCGCGATAATGTAGTGTGTTTCAGTGCGACGATAGGCATCCTCTTCCTTCTCACCGCTATACCAAGCGGCTAGGAGTAGCTTCTCTTTCGGTAGTTCTTCGTATTCAAAAATACTGGGATAATTATCATCGATTTTCGAAGAACCTGGATGATTCACTAAGTATTGGAGTTCCATATTTAGTTCTGGGGTTTTAAGCATCTTTGAGCTGTAGTAGAGAAAGTTACGAATATCGTCGTTACTATAGATACTAGTACTTACGAAACGTTTTTCTCCAGTTTTAGCAATTGTTTCGAGGGTCTTCTCAATCTCCTCGTCTCTAGGGGCTTCTGCTTTATCGCGAATAGATCTTTCTTCACTCATTATTTAATATTTATAGTATTATTTTAATGTTTAAACGATTTTATAAATCATTCATAAATATTACTATACATAAAAGGGTCTATTTTACTTCTTTAATAGCTCCTTTGCCACCTTATTCTCCGGGTGTAACGTTTCCAGTACCATATTATTGACTCTCATTAGTCCATGCTGTTCCTGTAGTACATTGTAGAGTACATCTTTGCCATTATACGGTATAGTATGTACACCAGTTACGCGACCTACAAAGTGCTTCGATTGTACTAATTTGCCTTTGTAGAGTACCTCATGGCCCGGAGTCATTATGGTACGCTGCGTGGGGCAATTGATACCCATGGAATTTGCCTCGAAACATACAAGATGCTTCTCGGGACTGATGGCTTTTGTAACAGCTACGATACGCTTGTTGTTAATAGTGTGTTTAGTAGTATCTATCTTTTCAATAGCCACGATACCCTGATCGGTCAGGATAGGAGTACCGGCAACCAGACAGATAGGTTCTGTAGTCGTTGTAGTTGTCGTAGGTGGTAATGTAGTTATAGTTGTAGTTGTTGTAGTAGCATTATCACCCAAGTATCTAGTTAAAAACATACTGCCTGTATCACTAATATATTGAGTTTCACCAGTAACAACTATTCTGCCACTACTATCTATGGTCACATAAATTCCAACAGTAGATTTTCCTGAGGTATATTGTTGAAAAATAACACCGCCAGAGAAATTGGTATCTAAATCACCATTGCTTAAATATCTAGTTATAAACATACTACCCGTATCAGTATTATCAGAAGTATAACCAGTAACAATAATACGGTCATTACTGTCTATGGCAACAGAAAGTCCAGCAGTATTTTTTCCAGAGGTATATTGTTCAAAAATAACACCGCCAGCGAAACCAGTGTCTGGGGTACCATCTTCCAAATATCTAGTTACAAACATACTATCCGTATCAGTATTATCAACAGTATAACCAGTAACAACAACACGGTCATTGCTGTCTATGGCAACAGAACGTCCAAAAGTATCTTTTCCAGAGGTATATTGTTCAGTAATAACACCGCCAGCGAAATCAGTATCTAGGGTACCATCTGCCAAATATCTAGTTATAAACATACTAGAATTATCATTAGTGTCAAAAGTCTGACCAGTAACAATAACACGGTTATTGCTGTCTATGGCAACAGAAGTTCCACCAGTACCTTTTCCAGAGGTATATTGTTCAAAAATAACACCGCCAGCGAAATCAGTATCTGGGGTACCATCTGCCAAATATCTAGTTACAAACATACTACCCGTATCAGTATTATCAAAAGTATAACCGGTAACAACAACACGATTATTACTGTCTATGGCAACAGAACTTCCACCAGTATCTTTTCCAGAGGTATATTGTTCAAAAATAACACCGCCAGCGAAATCAGTATCTAGGGTACCATCTGCCAAATATCTAGTTACAAACATACTTTCCGTATTATTAGTGCCAACAGTATAACCAGTAACAACAACACGGTTATTACTATCTATAGCAACAGAAACTCCAGCAGTTTCTTTTCCAGAGGTATATTGTTCAAAAATAACACCACCCGCGAAATCAGTATCTGGGGTACCATCTGCCAAATATCTAGTTACAAACATACTTCCCGCATCATTAGTGCCAACAATCAGACCGGTAACAACAAGTCTGCCATTACTATCTATGGCAACAGAAAATCCCCCAGTGTATTGTCCAGAGGTATATTGTTTAATTAAGTAACCATCGGGTGAATTAAAAGTTTTATCTAAATCTCCGGCGCTCATTATATATTTATATAACATTTTTTTATAAATATATATATATTATTTTAATATTTTAGTCAAATGATACTACCAAAAGGGTTAATCATTAGACTATTCTAGTCAAATGATACTACCAAAAGGGTTAATCATTAGACTATTCTAGTCAAATGATACTACCAAAAGGGTTAATCATTAGACTATTCTAGTCAAATGATACTACAATTTTTACATTGTGTTTACAAATACTCTTTGTTGCTGTAATAGTAGACTTTTTCTTACCGCCACTACCCGTAGATTTCTCATCTGAACCCAGGCTTTCTAGTGTACCATCCGTAACAAAACTGGCTGTATCGGTACTAATAGGTGTCTTAGGTGTGGGCATATTATCTAATTTAGTAGTTTTCAGGGTATTATTCATATCCTTTTCGATGTCGTCATAATTGTTCATAATATATTCAACGATTTGATTTTCAATGGCCCATCGAAAAAAGTTCAATTGTCCAATCGTCGTTTCAAATCGCTTCCCCCTTTCATATTCATAATGAATCCTCGAACGCCGACAAAACGGGTCGAATTGCTTCTTCGAATAGGCCTTTAATTGCGACTTGTACTCTAAAAATACAATAAATGGCTTTCTGTTACCATCGCGACTAATCACTAAATTATGCTTTTTGGCATAGTTTGTTACAAACCAGTCAATAATTCGCAGTGATACCTTGTACTTCCCAGTAATAAGAATACCTAGCAATAAATCGAGGTTCTTTGGTTCAATAAAGAAATCTGTAATGGGTATCAATAGGATATCCTGTTTCTTTAAGATAGATATCTGGTTGCTTTGACTAACAACTTTACTCATTTTATCCTTATTTATCGTAACCTTTAAGATGAATTATACATTATTACTTTAAATGCCTTTTTTGGAAAAAGGCCCGGCCAAAAAACACTTTTGTAAAAGTGTAAGTCAAAACTAGATAAATATATATTAGATAAATGTATTAGGGTTTATGCGATTAATGTATTGAGATAAATGTATGATGATTTTATTGAGATAAATGTATTAGGATAAATTTATAATTTATAGTATAGTGTGTATCTAATATGACTATATTAGAACACTTATAAGTGTTTCATAAATATAACTTAAACTTATTAAACAATAGATATAAAAAATGATAGTGAATTTTAAATTTTTTCACGAAAAAACTACCGCTGATTATGAAGAATATAATAAACTATGGGATGAAAATAAAGAACGATTTATATTTCTACAAACAAATTTATCACCATCTCAACAAATGAGTATTATTAATAATGCTATGGATAATAATAAAGATATATTAGCTGTTCGTTTTCCAACAAATAATGATATTCAACACAATAAAATTATTAATAATATATTATTTGGAAAAGGTATTATATATGAAAATGATAAAATATGGTATCCAAAAGAAGTGTGGATATATAGTCCATTGCCTTAAAATCAGCGTTGTACATATAAAAAGGTGTACAACCCACCTTGGTGGTTTCCATCTGGCGATACTTGGACGGATTGCTATACCAACCCAATTAACACCGGTCTCGCATGCTCAAAATAATCCCAAATAATCCCGCCCATAGATTTATAGATACATTCATCTATAAATTTATCTTTTATACATTTATCCAAGTTTTGACCGCACTTTTTCAAAAGTGCTTTTTGGCCACGCTTTTTTCTAAAAAGCGTTGTTATAACTCTCTATTAATTCCCCGTCCTCTATACTGCCATTTCTATAAACTTCAAAGAAAACATTACTCTCCAAGACATTCACCGGGATTAACTCTTCAACCACTCTAGCCCCATTTCTTAGCCGCGTGTGATTTACATAACGACTCTTATCCCCTCTAAACTTTTCCTCGATTATCCCATACAGAAAAGCCCTTACCTCTCCTAGTGCCCCATCTAACTCTCCATCCTCGTATCTATACAGCCGTAAAGTCCACATGTTTATCCAATTTAACATCATATGGCTATCAAATGACCTATTCGGCTCTGTCACCGCCCCAAACCGCTTTGTGTGCTTATTATCCAGCTTCTCATTCGTGATATCTAGTTCCTTGATCGAAGCATAGTCAAAATCCGCTAATAACACTCTAAAACCTATATCTGGCACTAGATACTCCTTACCATTGACTGTATACTTGTAATATCCCTTTTTAGTATAATTAGTAACATCAAGACGTGTCTTTTGGACCAAAATGTTCGACATGGAAAGGTCATTGTGTCTAAATCCCGGATAGTGCTCCTGTATCAGCGCCAACATCGCCAACAATTGAAAGAATAATCCCCGCCACGTTTCTATAGACCATTCCTTCTTATGGTCGTCTATAAAGTCTGATAATTCTCCTAAATCCGCCCACTCGGTCATGAGGACCTTCGAGAGGTCCATGAGGCATTCGCGGTCCCGGTATTTGTACCGCTTCACAAAAGTTCTTATTAGCTCCGAGTGCTTCGGCTCCATTAATTCTGTAGCGCCATAGAGAATACAAATGTGTGGTGTTACCTTCTTTAGGAACAGATTAGTCAATATAGTGTTTATAGTATGCTCTGTGTTGATGGATGTGTCTTTTTGGGCAATTACTAATTTATGAAAGGCCAGACGTTCCTCTTCCGTAATCTCATCGTAGTGTTTTTTCGGAAGGATGGCGTCATCTACCTCAAAATCGTAAATCATCATTTTGGTAAACCATTTATACCCGTCTAAGACGGTCTCGAATGGAAATCCAAATGTACCTTTTAGGGCCTTGAGAATTGTCATCTCCCCCTCGGCAACTCTTATCTTTTCTATAAATTCGGTTACATCATTCTCTATATGTAAGTTACTATCTAAGGTTATCGGGGTACTATCCGCGGTTAATTTAGCACCGATAGCCTTCCACCGTTCTATGTTTTCTACTCTAGCATCAATAGTTAAATAGGCCATTCCTATTCTTTTTATGGGGTTTTTATTTTTTTGTTTGAACTTATAGATTTTGTAGGGGGTAATTAGCAGAAAAATACTTAAATTAATTTTATATGATATTATAATAGATATCATGATTAAAACTGGTAGTATAGCTAAAAAGGTTTACTTTGAGAAGGAGCAGCGCGAAATTTATGACAAAATTATTACTATTCTGGGCCTCACTAAAGAAAACAACACCTTTACACTTTATGACCTCTCTAAAACACCAGAGAAGATTCAACAAATTATCGATTTAAAAGAGGATATTGGCAAATATTTCTCGGCTTCTGGCTGGATTTGTTTTAAAAAGGAAAACTACGATGGTGGTAAAGAGCATGTGGTTTTACTGAGAAATATCCTAAAATCACTAAATATTAAATACACTGTTGAAACAGTTAAATATACACTGGAAAAATATGCTTATATCAGCACCCAAAAATATACAATCGAAGTTTGAATTTTCCCAAGGAAAAATCCCAAGAAGATTTTCAAAGAAAATTTTTTTCCGCAAATCCCTTAGAAAAATTTTCTATTCCTATAGTAGAACCCCAGAAAATGGAAGAAGCTACTCCCTACCCCAACTTTTGTAGTGTCGTAATTAAAGAATTCCTCAATAATTTAAAGGTCGCCTATTGTGGTATCAATGGATACAAGAAGGTTTTGCCTAATGGCAAAGAAGACACTAAAATGCTCCGTCCCGATAAAAAATTAGAAGCCATACAAAAAGACTTGCTAAAGAATACATCTACACACCTAAGTGTTTACCTTAAATATTCCCAAAATATCTACATACTCGACGTCGATGAATTAAATAAAAGCAATGACGAAATACACCAAATGGTAAGAGACATTTTAGGATTTCTACCACCTTTTACCCTCTCCTCTAAAAAGAAGAAACCGCACTACTATTTATACATTGACAACTTTCCTATCCCAAATTTTAAACACAAGACTAAATGTTTCACTAAATGCGACGGTGACTTTATAAAAGATTTAATTGTTGAAGCTAATGATACACTAGTATACTATAGGGATAGTGTTGAATTAAAACGAACCGATTGGAATATCTTAAAGGAATACATAATTTTAGATGATGTTGTTACTAGTAGTACTATTAGTACAAATAGTAATTCTAAAAAATCTGAGAAAAAGAAAGAAAATGAAACTGAAACAAAAACAGAAACAGAAACTAAAGACAATAAACCATTTCTATTAGAACTATTAGATATTATAGAGAGTAAAAATTTTACTTCTTATAGTGCTTGGATTAATCTTCTCATGACCTGTAAAAATGTTGGCATTGATTACGATACTTTCGATAAGTTCTCTAAAACGTGTGATAACTATGATGAAGTAGAAAATAGAGAATTATGGAATGATTATTCCATTGATAAAAACAAAAACTTATATGGTATTCCCAAACTTATAGAATTTGCTAGAATTAGCGATGATGCCAAGACTACTGCTATATTGAAAAAATACAGTTATTATAATGAGAAATCTATCATTGATAGAATTATTGAAAGAAATGCTCATTCTGATATTGCCTGTTTATACCTCTCGAATAATGAAGGCCAATTGTTTTTTAGAGTGTCCAAGAAAACCTTTTTAGTGTACAATCCTACTACTAGTTTATGGGAATATTTGGAAAATGATGAGGTTATTCTACCCAGCAGAATTAATAAATGTGTCTCTCCTATCATTGAAAAGCATTATAATATCTTAAAGGGCAGACTCAAAACCATTGAAATGAATTCTAAAATGGGTGAAGGTGAAGAAAGGAAATATTTACAGGATAAAATCCTTAAATTACAACGAATTATCAATAATATTGGCAGTTTCTCTTTTATAAAAGGTGTTATAGCCCAATTGCGGAGTTTATGTTACGAACCAGAATATTTTTTTAAGAGTTTCGATAGCAAACCTAATCTATTTGCCTTTAATAATGGGTTTGTATATGATTTAGATGTTGGTGAGGTTAGATATACACTAAAAGAAGACTATTTAACTATATCTTGTGGGTATGGTTATAAAGAGCCAAATGAAGAATATATTGATAAAGTAAATAATTTCGTATTTAACTATTTCGAAGATCAGGATGTATGTGATTCGTACCTTTCATCTATTTCGATCAGTTTATACGGTAACAATATTAATGAAAAGTTTATTATTTTTACAGGTAGTGGCCGTAATGGCAAAAGTTGTATGGGTGAATTAATAAAATATATATTTGGTGACTATTATTATCCACTTGATATAGCTCAATTAACTAGCTATAGTAAAGGTGCCGATGCTATTAATACCGAGAAGGCTAATTTAGAACGAAAGCGGTTTGTTATTGCCGAAGAACCCGAGTCGGTATCTAAAACATTTTCGCTGAAAACATGTACTATTAAAGAATGGACCGGAAACAGCGATTTAACTGTTCGAACACTCCATACTACTGCCTATAAATTCAAACCCCAATTTACTCTATATCTAAATTGTAACACAATTCCTAATTTGAGTAAAAAAGATGACGCAGTTGGTGCTCGTTTGAAAAAGATAGAATTTCCGTTTAGTTTTACCGGAACAAATAAAGAAGAATGTATTAATAATGTTAGAATGGAAGATATCCGTATCAAACAGACTATAAAGAGCGACGATTTCAAATATGGATTTATACATTTGCTTTTTAGAATATATCATAAATATAGAGGTAAATTTTATGAATCTCTCAAAGTAAAGAATGACACTAAAGAGTACTTGGATGAACAAAATCCAATCCGCAACTGGTTCTTCAAGAATTATAAAGTTGACCCTAATGGGAAACAAGACAAAGGAGAATTATATTTACACTATTGTAATAGTAATAAAGATATTTATATTAGTAAACCTGAATTTGGTAAGTATGTTACTGAATTATGTGGGATTAGAAAATCCGGTATTGAATATTACAAATGTAGTATAATATGTGAAATACCAAAAGATACTGAAGAAAATTAATATATTATATCAAATGATTTGGGTAAATTGGGTTAGCCCATTTCCGGTAATTTGTATTTGATTTTTTGGACCATTTAAATTTTGATTTTCATTTTACGGAAATGAGCTAACCCAATTTACCCAACTTTTCCTTTCATCACTTTATCATATATTAATTAAAATTATTTTTAGTAGCATTACACAATTGTTACTAAAAATAATTTTAATATGTCATTGTTTTTATACATTACTATAACAGAATAAGATTATTCCAATATATTGGTGTTAAATATTTTGCCTATGATTTAGATGTTGATGTAGATATAGATGTAGATAATTCCAATTAAATTAAACAAACCGAATAATATATTTAACAAAGTATTTTATTAAATATATTACATACACATTCAAATCTATATTTATTCAACAGATTTAACCTTACGAATAATCTTCCTCTTCGGTTTTTCAACAACCTCTTCGACATTTTCTTGAACTGTTTCGGAATCATTGCTAATAGCTGGTGTTAGATACGATTCTAACATGTATTTAGCATTATCTTCGCTGCTCTTAGCGAGGTCATCGAGAGATTTAAGTTGACTATCTAGAGCTTCTAGACGTCGAACAAGGTCTTGTTGAAATTCGAGTGGTGGTAGAGGAAAGTTGATAAGAACTACATCACCCTTACGAATACCTGGTTTAATACCAGAAGACAAGTTTTTAAGAATATGATTATTGAAAAACAACCAATAATAAAAATACCGATTATTGACAACATTAATATCTTTTGATGTAAAATTAATTGTATGGTCTGATGGATAATATGGACCGTTGATATAATGGACCGAGCCAATACTCATATTACGAGCTGTGATAGTATATTCTCCTGTAAATAGTGGTTGTTCAACATATCCAATAATACCATTCGAATCATAATAAGGAATACTATATTCATTTGAACGGTCATAATTTCCTTTACCGCCAACAATCTCCAATACATCTTCTAGTTTAACCTCATTAAATCCACGGCCAGCCACCGACTTAACTAGTGCTGACATTTGCGATTTAATATTATCGGATAGTTTAACACTAAATTCTTTTGATTCATAAATACGGTCTAGTGTTTCTACAATTTGTTGTTGAACCTCTAGGGGTGGTAGAGGGATTTCATGATTATAAAATGACTCTTTATCTAGTTCTGGAATGAGTGAAGCAAGTTTATTATATTTAGATAATTCTGTAAGCTTAAGACAATAATATAAATATGTAATTAATACTTTGTTAGTATCACTAGAGCACATTGTAATAGTATGATTTCCTGCATAAAATTTAGTATCTTTAACAAAATGTAAGCTGCGATCCCAGGCAGAACCTTGGTCCCCCAAAAGAATATATGTCCCTTCAAAAATATACTCTTCTACATATCCTTTGATGCCATTTGACGCATAATATGGATATGTTCCGAATTCTTTACGTTCACGCTCTGGAATATTCTTACCATTTTTAAATGTGACCAAATGTTCTAGTTTAACCATTGGATAAACCGTATTGGTCTTAGGTTTATCATCTACAATAAACTTGCGCATATCTAAGGTAAATGCCGCATCTAGTTGGTCTCGGTCTACCGTAACAATCGACTTTTCAGTAACAGTTCCATCAGAACCTTTAGAAACTTCACAAAATTCAATAGGACCAGTAGAGGACCCAGTATTTTCAAAAAATAGAATAGACGGCTTAATACCAGTATTCATAAAAAAGGTACCATCCATCTTAATTACTTTCTTAAGCTCAAAATTATCAAGCAAGTATTCACGTGTTCCGTTGTGAAGATTTGACGAGTTGATTAATACACCATCGGGAACTACAACAGCACAACGACCACCCTTATTTAGTGAAGCCATAATTAGTTGTAAGAACAATGGCTCTGATTTGGTGCCATTAATCTTTAGGGCTTTCACACGTTCGCAAACCTCAGCATGTTTTAGCCCCTTAATACCGAAGGGCATATTGGCTAGGATAACATCGTAACCAGATTGTGGAAGGTCGTTGTGTAGAGAATCCTTTTCAAGGATGTTTTCAAACTTGGCACCATTAGATTCAATAAACATGTTTACATTTGCTAGACCCGATACTTTAGCATCAAGGTCACACCCGTGAATTTGTTGTTGTTGTACAGACCAGTCAATATTAGCATTTAGCTTGTTATAGTATTTAACAGCACTTGTTAGGAACCCTGCTGTTCCCATAGTGGGGTCACAAATACTTTCAATAACACCTGGTACTTTAAAACCAGGCTTACATAGTTCTACAATATAATTACAGATAGAACGGTCTGTAAAATATTGTCCAAGGTCACGACTAGAACTAGAAGCGCCGGTATTAAGATGTTGTTCAAATACATAGCCAATTACATCCATATGTAGGTCAAATTTCGAGAAATCGATACGGTCGATAATTTCTAGAATTTCTTTGTGAACATTTGGCGACTTGATATTAAAAGGTAGTTCTTGTGTATTAAACAGTTTGTCAAAATGGTAAATAATAGAATCGTCATCCTTGCTCTTAAAGTATTCTAGTGAATGTTGAACCCCACCGTTCTTAGTCCGAAGTGTAATCATAATATTCTCCCAAGCAAGATGTTCGGGGACTTCAAGAACTTTACAGCGGTCGATATTAAAAAATTTGGCTAGAATATATAGGCAAATCGTTCGCATACTATCCATTCCGGTAATACCATCCTTACGAAGGATATCGCGACACTTTAGGAGTGAAGCAGAAAATTCAGCAATAGTCGCCATAGTTGTCTTCTTAGTAGTTGTATTAAAACTTTCTGACCCCTCCATCAATTTTTCTTATATTATATAGAAAGAAAATATTTAAATAGGTTTTTTAAATATCAAAGTAAAATTTTAAAATATCCACATATAATTTTAAAATATCAACATATAATTTTAAAATACAATAAACTTTATCGCCGACCATTAAATTTTTTAACTGCTGTGTATTTTGATAAGACAATGCTAAAATTAGTCTCATCTCCAAAATATCCGTCTAGAATGTTTTGAACACTTGGTAAATTTATTTTATTAGTTAATAACCAATTATCGTATATGATAGCTGATTTAATACCCTCTTTATCTAATACTTCTACAAACTCCTTAGGTGTTATCCTTTCATTAGTTGTAGGATTTAAAAAGGTAAACCAGGATTCTCCCCTATTTCTAGGATCTTCCACCAAATCAATTAGTTGTTCTCGCAATTGCGAATATTCCACACTTGTTTTTACATTGTGTTCTATACAAACCTTTTGAATTTGTTTATGTTCTAATGAACCTAGGAACTTCCGCTTAAACATCCTATTAATATCATCTGGTTTAGAACCTTCATACAATTCAATTATTACAGATTCGGGTAAACAATTAGTTGTCTCATTAATATTACTAGGTCTTTCATTGCCAC